GCCGCAATGCTTGCTATGACGATTGGGCAGCTTCACAAAGGCCCCAACGAGGTTCCACGATTGGCGGAAACCGCGTTTATAGCCCCGTACAGCCCCGTTACAGCGCCGCCGGTACCTACCACTAGGCCAATCGTTAAAACTACGAATTGCGCCCAAGTAGGCGTTTTGGCGGTTGCGGCCGGGCTACCAACGAGCGAGCTAGGAACGGCCGTTAAGGTCGCTCGACGCGAAAGCCGTTGTTGGTCAGACGCCCATAACAAGGCCGACACCGTAGGCCAATCGTACGGAATTTGGCAGCTCAATGACTTTTGGTGCCGGCCCTCAAAATACTGGCCTACCGGTTGGTTACAGGCCAAGGGCATTTTGGACACGTGCGAACAGCTTTTAGATCCACAGATTAACGCCGCCGCCATGGTTGCCATTTGGCGCAACAGCGGTTGGCTACCATGGGCAACAGCCAAATAAGAAAGGACCCGACATGGCACCCGACAAAGAATACGAACAAGTAAAAAAAGCTGTCGCATTAGCGACCGAGCTTTACGACAACGAGGCGGCGCTATACCTAGCTTCCGCGTTACGTTCCGTGTGTAGCGAAAAACAATTTGAGGCACTATTAGCCCATTTGGAAATCGCGGTAGCGCAATGACGCCGGCCTACCAAAACGTGTTTGCCAATCTCATTAGCGAAATATGCCGGCCTCAACACGTACCGGCAGTAAACCCAAACGCCGAGCTAATCACACGCCTAAAAAATATGGCGTTTGATTTCGACATGGCCGGGCAAACCATTTACTGGAAAACGATTATGGATACGTTAGAGGCGTTGGGCGCCAACAATGATTAGACGCGCCGAATACGTACCGGAATACGACATACCGCCAACCCAATTTGCGCTCGACAAAGAGTACGGGCAACAAGGCGAAGCTTTAACCCGGTCATTTCTTGCCGCTATCGGATCCGGTTCGTTTGAGGTTAAAACGGACCGTTACCGCAATGGCCGCATGATTATAGAAACCGAGCATTTACCGGCCCAAGACGCCAAAACCAATAATTGGCAGCTGTCCGGTATCAACACGACAAAAGCTACGTGGTGGGTTTACGTTTACACACTTAACGGCGCTTTCGTCATTATCGACGTTCAGCGCCTAAAACGGTATTTGCGTCGCAACCCAAACTTGTTTAATTGGGAAACAAAACGCACGTTCGGCAACAAAACCAACAACCCCGCTCGCGGTTGGCTACTAGAACCCTCACAAGTAATCGACCTCATGACCAACGCGGCCTACGACGGCCCAACAGCATTACACCCAAGCCATACCGTATAAAACCCGACACGAAAGGCGGCCCGACATGGCATTTAGCATTGGCGACTACGTAGACGTTCCAACCCGTTTACGTGAAGCATTGAAGCGTTACCCCGATTTGCGTATCCAAGAAACCGACGCACAAGTAGTAACCATGCCGGACGGCTCGACGTTTTACCGTTGTACCGTGACCGTGTGGCGTGACGCCACGGACCCGATACCCGCTATTGCGACAGCTGCCGAACCATACCCGGGCAAAACCCCGTACACGAAAAACAGCGAATTTATGGTTGGCATGACCTCAGCACTTGGCCGCGCATTGGGCTATATGGGTTTCGGTATCAACAAGGCCATAGCAAGCCAAAACGAGGTGGCCGCACGTGCCGAGCAAACCGACAAGCCCGCCGCCCCCCGGCCGGCCCCGGTCGATAGGTCCGGCGAAATCACCACGATTGGCGGATCCAAGGCAATCACCCCAAAACAGCTTGCCTATATGAAATCGCTAGCTAAAAAGCTGTCGTTGGACGAGGAAGCGCTATTTAACTACGTACAGGCGTTGTTGGACGACGACAGCAAAGTACCCGAGACGCTGACCGTAGCCGACGCAAACCGCGTCATAGACGCACTCAAAAAGGACGCCGACAATGCTTAACCGAGATTTGCCACACGTCGTAGACGCATTGGTAGACGCGCTGAACGAAACACGGCGCGAGCTTGACCGGTGGCGCGACCTCGCCGCCAAGCTCAAACAAGCCGTAGAAATCCAAGCCTCGGTTTACACGCCGGACGGGTTCATGTCGATTAACGGCCGCGAGGCAATACAGCAATTTGATTTGCTTGACCGTAAAGACATTGAGGAATAATGCGCGAAGCCGCGTTTAAAAATACGGTTATCGAGCTTGCCAAATGGCGCGGTTGGCTCGTCCACCACGATTTACCGGCTATGCGTCGTAACGGCTCATGGGCTACCAACGTTCAGGGCGACAGCGGGTTTCCGGATCTAGTTTTAGCCAAGGCCGGAATAGTGATATTTGCCGAGCTGAAACGCGAAACCGGAACAACCACCAAGGGCCAAGACACGTGGCTAGCTAATCTGCCGGACACGTTCCCGGTATACAAATACGTTTGGCGGCCCTCGGACATGGCCGACATTAAAAGGATTTTGGGCTAACAACCCTCGACAACTAAATAACAACCAAGGGCGTACCCCGGTGGCATGGGGCGGGCGAGAACACGCGGTAACGCGGGTAGACGGTCGCGCCCCGAAACAGGCAACGCGAAATGGTTTGGGCAAGGCGACCGGGCTAAACGTAAACAAACGTTTTAAGAACAGCAAAAGGGAACGGGCAAGAGGCTACCCCGTGGGCGGGCATTACCTCACTAGGCTTAACGTCGTGGTCGTCGAGAACCCATAACCCTCGTAAACACGCTCGACGGCCACAAACAAACGTTTAACAAACCAACGCACAAGAACCGGACCCGACATGGAACACACGCCCATAACCCCGAGGCCAAGCAAACGGAACGTTTGCGCGGCAGCACAACCGAGCGAAGCGAGGGCGTGAGCAACCATGCCCACAAACGCAAACAGCAAACAACGCAACCAAGCCGAATTTAAAAAGAACCGCGCCCGCTTGCTAGCTGATGACCCGCCTTGCCATTGGTGCGGCCAAGCTGTCGCAACAGAAGCGGACCACCTACAACCAACAGACGCCGGCGGATCCAACGCACTAGACAACCTCGTACCGGCTTGTAAACCATGTAACGCACGACGAGGACAACGCTACGCACAAGCCAAACACCAAACGCAAACCCAACACCCACAAGGGTTTAACGACGTTGAACACTCACAGCGTTTTTTTAGTCAGCGGACGAAGCCCCCGCAAGCTGTATTTCCTATATCCGAAACGGAATTAGCCATAACCGGCGCGGATTGGCGAGAACCGGCGGGAACCGGCCGGAACCGTCCGCGATTGGAAACAACCACCCATAGTGGTTTTGGGGATTGGTCCGGGGATATTGCGGACTTTGCTTTACACGTGTTGGGCGTCGAGCTAATGCCGTGGCAGCTTCACGTATTGCGCGGTATTACGGCATTTGACGCAAACGGGGATTGGTTACACCGTGTTGGCCTTGTGTCCGTTGCTCGACAGAACGGGAAAACGACGCTTAACGCCGCGCTATTGGGTTGGTTTCTTGCGACCCAAGGAAAGTACCGGGGCAAGCCTCAAACGGTTATTACGACGGCCCACAAGCTCGATTTGGCTACGGCGCTGTTTACGTATCTTGCCCCAATTTTGGCGGACCGGTTTGGGGCGGTTGTGTCGTGGTCCTACGGCCGGCAAAAACTTACTATGCCCGACGGATCCGTTTGGCATATCCGGGCGGCTACACCGTCAGCCGGACACGGCTATTCGTGCGATTTGATTATTGCCGACGAGGTTTGGGATATTTCCGAGGCCGCCATAGACGAGGGTTTATTACCGTCGCAACGCGCACGTAAAAACCCCATGCTGTTAATGACCTCGACGGCCGGTACTCAGGACAGCCGCGCAATGTTGCGTTGGCGTGACCAAGGGCTACGAGCAATAGATAGCGGGCAACAAACCGCGTTGTATTTCGCGGAATATTCGCCGCCTAGCAATTTGGACCCAATGGATCCGACGGCTTGGGTTTATGCGAACCCGGCGTTAGGTCATACGTTGGAAATGCGGGTAATTGAGGCGGAAGCCCAAGCACCTAACCGCGCCGCCTTTTTGCGCTCGTCGGTAAACCTATGGCAAGCCTCGACGACGGCATGGTTAGAACCGGGCGTGTTCGCCGCGTTACAAACCGACGACTTGGCACCCGCCGGCGGCGTCCTCGCTATCGAAGCTTCACTAGACGACACCCGGTACGTAGCGGTTAGAGCTGTTGCTAACGGTCGTAAAACCCACGTAACGGTGGCGTTTACCGCCGCAACCATGGCCGAATTATGGGCAAAAATGGGCGACACAATCGACGCCAACCCCGGGCTACGCATAGCAATAACGCCAAGCCTAGAAATCCATTACCCGCCGCAACACGAACACAGGCGAACAATCGTTGGCTATAAAGAGCTTTTAAAATGGACGGCCGCGGTAAAAGCAATGGTTATAGAAAACCGGATCTGCCACAACGGCGAGCTATTGCTAGTCGAACATTGCGAACGAGCCGTGTTAGTCAAGCACCAAGGAAGCGTCGCGTTGTCGTCGCAACGGTCGCCCGGACCAATCGAAGCTGCCCGTTGTATGGTTTGGGCGGCGGCGCTCGCAAGCAAACCACAACTAGTCGGTAAGCCCGTCGTTGTATCCGCAAACCGCTAAGGTAAACAAGGCGCTAGCCGTCGGCCTATCTGTCGGGGATAAGTGCGGGGCGGCTAGTGCCACCAAACCGCCGTTTTATGTGGCACACTTGGCGTATGCCATTGTTTGGACGAAACCCGGAACCGGCGCGCACCGTCAAAGCTGCCGCGGGTAGCAACGCGGGCGCTAGCCAAATCCAAAACTATTACGCCTATGTGGACGGCACCGCGAGACAAAAAGCTATGTCGGTCCCGGCGATTTCGCGTAGCCGTGATTTGTTGGCGTCCGTTATTGCGTGTATGCCTCTCAAAATGTATAAAGAAATGTGGAACGGCGAGGAAATGGAAGAGGTACCCGAGGCGCCGCGCTCATGGTTGCGCCGCCTCGACAAGTCCGTTCCAAACTCAACACTATTCGCATGGTTATTCGACGACATTTTTTTTACGCAACGAGGCTTCCTCTACGTTGTCGAGAGGACTAGCGACGGCTTTCCCTCGTCGTTTACCCGGCTTCCGTCGGCAATGGTTACTACGTTGGATCAGGCCGGCCCAATTTTTTACGCACCGTCCAAACAAATTTTGTTTAACGGATTGCCAATCCGACACGAAGACGTAATCCAATTCATTTCACCTATTCAGGGCCTTAACTACACAAGCCCACAAGCTGTCGAAACCGCATTACGTTTAGAGCGCGCCCGGTTGCGTAACGCACAAGCAACCCAACCCGCTTTAACGTTGCGCCAAGTTGGCGGCGAACCCCTGTCCGGGCAAGAGCTAGCCGATATGGC